CCCACTGACACCATAGGATAATTGCATGCCTCCAAAGATTGAATGGTCTACTGCGGACAAGCAGAGGATCCTGCTTGAAAAGCTCGCAGCAGGCTGGTCTGTGGAGCGTGCTTGTGACTTTGTTGGTATTTCTGTAAAGACATATGAATATTGGCGAAGTGGATCCAAGGGATCCGGTGGCGCCATGAATGCTCAGGAGTTTAGGGATGCCGCAGAGCGCATCCGCTCCAAGCAGTCTGGGGATCACTTCTCCGAAGTGCCTGACTTTGAGACCTTCTCAAAGGTGTACATGGGTAACCGTCTGTTCGACCACCACCTACAGTGGCTAGATCTTCTGGAGGGTCGCGACCCTCGATCTCTCCACCCGAACCAGCTTTACATCCCCGGACACAAGAACCTTCTCCTAATCAACACGCCGCCTCACCACGCTAAGAGTGAGCTGTTTTGTCAGAACTACGTGACATGGCGTATCGTCCAGGATCCGAACGTACGTGTGCTACTAGTCTCGGCTTCGGCCGACCGTGCGAAGAAGAACCTGGACGGAATTAAGAACCGCCTCGACAAGGACATGCTGGTCTACAAGCAGCTGAAGGATGACTTCGCTCCTGCCGAGGGTTACAACAACTCGGCTGCCAAGTGGCAGTCCGACATGATTCTAGTCAACCCGGACATCCGTCCACGCAACGTGTCCGGCCACCCCACCGTGCAGGCCCTTGGTATCCGTAAGAAGATCTATGGTGCACGTGCGGACCTCATCATCCTTGACGACTGTGCAGACCTCGACAACGCTCACGAATTCCCGAAGCAGATCGAGTGGATCCAGTCCATCATCGGTTCCCGTCTTGAGCCGGGAACCGGCAAGCTGATTATCGTTGGCACCCGACTCGCTGCCCAGGATCTGTACTCCGAGATCCGAAAGCCCGAGTGGTATGTCACTGGGGAATCCCCCTACACCTACCTGTCCCAGCCCGCTGTGCTGGAGATGTACGATGATCCCAAGGACTGGGTCACTCTGTGGCCCTGGACCAACGTAGAGCCCATGGGTCTCGACAAGGTTGAGCCCAACGAGAATGGCCTGTACCCGATGTGGAACGGTCCAGCTCTTGCTGAGAAGCGAAACCAGATGAGCGCTGAGACTTGGTCTCGCGTTTACATGCAGGCACAGATCAGTCAGTCCACTACGTTCACACAGGCGGAGATCGATGGATGTACCAACGGCGGAAGGCTTCCGGGAGTCATTGTCCCCGGCTTTCCTGGTGTCCGTCCAGAAGGCATGGCCGGTCTTTACGTCGTCGCTGGACTGGATCCCGCTGCTACCAATTACACAGCTATGGTTGTCGTGGGAGCGGATCTGTCTACAGGACGTCGATATATTCTAGATGTATGGAATCAGCATGGGGCCCTTCCCGCACAGATCAGTGCGGTCATGAAGGAATGGACACGACGTTACGGAGTGAATGAATGGCGAATCGAGTCCAACGCCTACCAGGCTAGTATCCTCCAAGATGAGGACCTGAGCACCTGGATGGCATCACGTGGTGTTCGTATGAGTGCTCACACGACTGGAAAGAACAAGTGGGATACACAATGGGGCGTCGCTACCATGGCAAGCCTTTTCAAGGGCTACGAGCAAGGCTACAACGCAATCGAGCTGCCAAGCCGAAGGAACCACGCTGGTCTCCAGTCCCTTGTGGAACAGCTGGTTGCCTGGTACCCTACGCCGAACATGACCAGGGCTCCTGTCCAAGACTGCGTGATGGCACTGTGGTTCTGCGAGATTCGCTGCCGCGAACTCCTTGACTTCCAGGATGGCTCCTCACACTGGGATCAGGGCTGGCTCTCTGAGCGAGAGCGCGAAGAGCAAGTAGTAATCAACATCGACTGGTACGCCGCTTCACAGGGCTTCTCTAACTCACCGGACCTACCAGAGCCGACTATCACTAATCCAGCCAGGTGGTGGGAAGCGTGACCCGAATCTACGCTAATCCATGCAAGCATTGTGCTGGCCCAATCGCTTGGAACAGCTCCAAGGGGCCAAAGTTCTATTGCGCTACCTGTGCACCTGAGAAGAAGGACACACACCGCCTTCGCCGTTACAAGCTCT